AACGCTTTTACTTGTGGATATAGTACAAACTCTGTAATATAAGCAGACCTTTTGCCTGGCCATAAGTGGAATATTCCTGATCTTATTTTATCTTCAATATCGTTAATTGTATAGGAATCTTGATACTTTACTGCTTTTTCAATAAAAGGCTTACATCTGGCCCATTCTTGTTCCCAAGGCTGTTTTTCTTGTGTTTTAAGTTCTACTACTTTATTAGTCGCCTTTTGCATACTCAATCAAACTTGCTGTGACATACAATTTGTTGGCGTCAGCAGCGGTTACTTTCAATATTTCGCCTGCTTTTACCACCAAACTTTTTGACAAAAGTTCTGCGGTAGTATCAGCTGCGATTGTATGTTCGTTATACAAACTAAATACATTACTTGATGTATCAGTCAAAGTTAAAATTATGTTGGTTTGTCCAGATGTATTGTTGTTGACCAATATAGACTCAACAATAGTAAAATCAAACGCAGTACCAGTAGGTGATGTGTAAAGTGTGGTGACACTATTAGTTGTTAAATATACTTTTGCGTTGTCAGCTTTTTGTAAATACTGTCGTTGTGAGGATAAGTCCATTATCTTCTACCTCTGTTACGCAAGTTGAGTCTTATGTTGCCTACTTGAAAGTCTTGCGTTGTACCGCCTGTTACTGTCATTTGCACTTGTCTTGCAGTAAATCTAGCATCTGTATAACCATCATTTTCAAATGTAAAACTACCAAAATCTGTTTCTGATCCAAGTGGCGTAAACTTACCTTTAAAACTTATTGTTACACCAGGCAAAGTATTTGCTTCTTCGTCTGGTAATATTTGATTACATTGAACATAATTATCGCCGTTGCCAAGTTCTATTGGACCAGTTGTACAAAATGGCACGCTTGAACCTAAATTCGGTGATGCGTTTAATGTAGTGGATTCGTGTTGATAGATAAAACCGCTTGAATCTCCAGCGATCGGGAAATCAAATACACCTTGATCTATCCAACATCCTCTGTCCAAAGATCCTATGGCCCATGTATTTTCTCTGTAGTTCCAAATGACATATTTGTTTGGTAAATATACTGCGTCACCGACTGGGAAACCCCACCACAATTCGTTGAAGTTTGAGTTGTGTCCACCCCAACAAGCCGCTCTGCCTTGCACATTAAGATTGTCATACACAAAATCATGCACATCACATGGTATTTCTCTAACTGCACCATCATAAATAAAAAATGAGTTTTCACCCATCCAAGATAAAAAGTTACCTGTTGCAACAACTGATCTTCTGCTAACTGCTTTACAATTTGAACCTGCTGTTGCAATACCATAAACAAATGGTGATCCTGTGTAATACATTCTGTTTATGCCAGTATCACTAAAAATAATAACATCATTTTGATATTTGACACCAAGTAAGGCTCTACCGCCTGTAGGTATTTGTAGATCACCAGCGGTATTAGTGGGGCTTGAAGTCCAGGTATTACGATCTTCTCTGTCGGACCATGCTATTTTTCTTGGATCACCGCCTGATCCTATAGCAACTAAATGTCTTTCATTGGTTACAACAATGGCTTGACAGCCAGTTGGCGCTCCAGTCACGACTGTTCCTATAGTATCTGCTGTACCGCCTGTATTAGGTCGCCATTTGTAAATTTTGCCATCACCAGAAAAACAAAATATTAAATCTTCGCCCCAGTTATCAAAAGAAAAGTGTCCAGATGCAAGTGGTAAACCTGATTGTGAACGAGCGTCACCATAATCTTCAACGCCCCAATGAAAAGCACCATAACCAAGAGGATCATTGGCAGCGTCATTTACAAAACCTGATGGCGTAATTTCTGTGACAGTATTTTTATATAGGACATAAACTTTTTGTCTCGTGCCAATACCTAAAACTGCCTCTCCATCATTAGCCGCATAGGCATACATACCAATAGGCTCTCCATCTAATGCTGTTGCAATTAATTTTGACCAACCACCTATTGGCTTCAAAAAACCATTTTCAAAGCGTATGAGATCCCCGTCAACCCAACGACCTTTATTAGCATAATCAGTACCATTTTTGACTATGCCAGCGGGCGGTGTGACGGGCAAAAGAGCCATGTTAGCTATTTGCTGTTATATATGCTTTTCCAGTAGTAACAGCTGTATTACAAGTTTCTTTTTTGCTATTAGTAGAATCAACTATATTAGGTGTATCATCATCACTATCTACTGGCTTGTATAACAAAATAGTTTCTAAATGATCTACATTTCTTTGCACTACTTCATTGATTTCAGCTTGTGTCCAAGTTCCTGCTACTGCGTTACCATCTAAATCAGTTGTGCCGCCCGCCCAACTTGATTTATTACCATTAGTGTTAATGTCATCAATAACTGTAACGCTATCAAGTCCTGCTGTTAAACATTGATTTACTGTTTGTGCCATATCTATTCTCCTTTTAAAGTTTTTATTTCGGCTTTTAGTTCATCTACTTGCGTAGACAGTTGTTGTACTGCTTTAACCATAATAGACATTATTGCTGATGGTGCTACATTTTGTTTTCCATCTGCTTCTTCTTCTAACCACATTTCAAAACCATCTTTTAAATTATGTTTATCAATAGTTTCTTTAACTTCTTGTGCTATAAAACCATGATTGTATTTACCATTCATAGTTCTTACTTCACTATTTTCTTCATATTCAGTCATGTGTGAAGGTATATCTTTCTTCTTTTTCCAAAGAAAAGTAACTGGTCTTAAATCATTTATAAAATCTAGTCCAACTTCCTCATCTTTTATATCTTCTTTTAATCTAACGTCTGAAGGTGCGGTAATAGATGTAGCACCAAAAGCTATATTTGAAACTAAGCCTATTCTACCGAAAGTAAAATTATCATCACCAACACAAGTTGTAACTTCTCCAATGGCTATTTGATGCTCACCTGAGGAACTAGAGGTTCTAGTATTATTACCTATAATTACATTACTGTTACCAGTAATTAGAGTATCTGCTGCATCAACACCTAAACATACATTATGCTGAGCAGTAGTAATAGCTACTCCAGCATCTTTACCAACACATGTATTAGTTGAACCAGTGGTTATAGAACTACCAGCTAAAAATCCTATAGCTACATTATCTCCACCTGTAGTTGCAGCGATTAAAGCGTTACCACCTACTGCTACGTTTTGACTAGCTGTAGTGCTTGCTGATTGAGCGCCATTACCTATTGCCGTGTTTAAATTACCAGTAGTATTTGCATCTAAGGCAAAAGCACCCATAGATGTATTGTAATTACCTGTTGTATTTGAAAGCAAAGTACCCTTACCTACGGCAACATTTTCTATACCCTCAGTGTTTGCTCCTAATGCAGATGTTCCAACTGCCGTGTTGTCACTGGCTGTAGTGTTATCGAATAAAGCTCTATAACCAACCGCTACGTTACTATGTCCTGTAGTATTATCAGATAAAACATTTGTACCAAATCCTGTATTATTGTCTGCTGTAGTATTGGCATCTAATGCACCGTGACCCATAGCCACATTACCTGTACCTGTCGTGTTTACTCCTAAAGCATTTCTACCAAAAGCATTATTGTCTCCGCCAGTAGTATTGGCATCTAATGCACCTGAACCAAAAGCATTATTATCAGCACCTGTAGTATTTGCTGTTAAGGCTGAAAAACCAACTGCGGTATTGTTTGATGCTGTTGTATTTGCCCTAAGTGCAGACTCACCTAAAGCTGTATTTTTCGCACCTGTAGTATTGACAAATAAAGTTTTAAAACCAAATGCAGAATTACTTACTGCTGTGGTGTTAGCTGCAAGAGCTGAAAGACCAACTGCTGTATTTTCTGAACCTGTAGTGTTTGCTGCTAAAGCACTTGTTCCAACTGCGGTGTTATTTGATGCTGTAGTATTTGCCAGTAAAGCTGAACTACCAACTGCAACATTTGTAGTACCTGTTGAGTTCGCTTTAAGTGATTGGTGTCCTATGGCTGTATTATTATCTGCTGTTGTATTACTCTCTAAAGCAGCTCTACCCATAGCAACATTATTACCACCTGTGGTATTAGTAAATAAAGCTGTTTCACCAAAAGCATTATTGTTTGAGCCAGTAGTGACTTTAGCTAATGCTTGAACACCAACACCTGTATTTTGGTCGCCACTTGTTAAATCATCAAATACTTCATGTCCTAAACCTGTGTTGTTATTAGCACCATCAAGTGTACCTGTACCAGCATCATTACTAATAAGTATGCTGTTTGAAAAGTTGGTTATATTAGAAGATATACCTACGCCATTGATTGTGCCACTGCTAATTGCACCTGTGGTGGTGATAGAGTTAGATCCTGTGTCTATAGTTCCAGAAAATGTTGCATTTTGAGCAATTGTAATTTGTTGACTTGAATTTATTGTCATAGCTGGAGTTGTACCAACTGTTGATCCTAAACCAATAACTAAGCTATCTGAACTATCATCTAGTCCTACATAATAATCTTGTGCGTTTCCGTCAAAAACAAGTTTGGTATCTTCTGCACCAGCATCACCAATAGTAAGACTTGGGTTTGTACCTTTTATTATTACCGCACCGCCAAAATCTACTTGGCCCATGTCAACGGCTGTACCAGAAAGACTAAAAATGCCGTCAACTGAATCTAGGTTTGCGTTTAGTTTTGTACCCCAAGTATCAGTTGATGCCCCTACCTCTGGTTTTGTAAGGTTTAAATTAGTTGTAAATGTATCTGCCATAAAATATCCTCTATGCTGCGTCAGTCCAGGTTGTTGTTGTTACGGACTGATCTGTCCAAGTTGTTGTAGCTGGTGTTTGATCTGTAT